AAAACAACATATGACGTGGGAAATACTCTCCGCTCTCATCGTGATCGTCGGCTGTCTCATCACCCTCGGCGGCGTGCTTGTAAAGCTCGTGAGGACCCTGACCAGACTCGACGACACCATGCGGCAGCTCCGCGACGACCTCGACCGTCAGCACGACGAAAACAAGGAATCGCATAAGCGCATCTACGACCGGCTTGACGACCACGAGCATCGCATCGTCGAACTCGAAAAACGGTGAGCAGGAGGGTGTAGCGGTATGAGAAAACCCGAATTCTCGAAGCTCATCTTCTGCATCGACGTAGTTCTGACTGTCTCGGTCACGGTCTTCGGCTGTGTGCTCATGTGGCGCACAGCCGATCTCTCAGCGCTTCCGACACTGCTCTCGCTCGCCTTCGGCGCTTACGCCACCACAACGGGATTTTACTTTTGGAAAGCGCGAAAGGAAAATGAGATCAAGCTGCTGAAAGCAAACCACATTGAGATCAAACGGCAGGACATCATCAGGCAGGAAGATGAAACGCAAAATGGTGTGCCTTATGACGGCACAGAAGGGACAAGCAGATATGAATAACAAGATCAACTGGAAACAGAAACTCTCAAGCCGGAAATTCTGGGTGGCAGTCGCCGGATTCGTCACCGCGATTCTGATAGCTTTTCAGGTTGAAAACGGGACCGTCGAGCAGATCACCGCGATCATCACCGCGGGCGGCGTCCTCGTCGCGTACATCCTCGGCGAGTCCGCCGTCGATGCTAACCGCGATTATTCGTCCGGCGAAGACAAGTCTGACGGTGTAGGTAGCTCGGAGGACAACAACGATGACGACTAAGGGTATCGATGTTTCGACTATCCAAGGCGCTATCGACTGGAACAAAGTGAACTGCGATTTCGCCGTGATCAAGGCAACACAGGGACGCGGGGAGGGCGCGGCAACACGCCTTCTCAAACGCTTTACCGACTCGCGTTTTAAGTACAACATTACGCACTGCCGGTGCTCCGGAATAGGTACGTACCACTACCTCACGGCGCGGACGAAGGAAGAAGCAATCGAGGAAATCGATTACTTCTGCAAGACCATCGCGCCGTACAAGGCGCGTATAAGCCTCTGGGCAGCCGTTGACGTAGAAAGCCGGTATCTGGACGGGCTCGGCAGGACGGAGCTTACAGCTATCGTCAGAACCGTTCTCGACCGAGTGAAGAAGAACGGATTCAGACCTATGCTGTACACCAATCCGAACTTTTTGAAATACCGCTTTGAGCCGGGGGCTTTCGACGACTGCGACATCTGGCTCGCGCACTGGGGCGTGAAGACGCCGATGACTGTGCCGAACCTGAAAATCTGGCAGTACGGAACGGTCGTCGTTCCGGGGATTTCCGGCAAGTGCGACGGGAACGTCGGGTACTACAGCGCGGGGGCGCAAACCGCGACCCCATCGTACAAGCCCGGCGGCAAGTACATCCTCGCCGAAGGAGACGCCTATACGAACGGTGTAGCAGTGCCGCGGACCTACTGGGGCAGGACCTGCACCATCAGACAAGTGAAATCCGACGCGGTATTACTTAAGGAAATAAACAGCTGGGTGAGAGTCCCGCGGGGAGGCAAATAATGCACGGCATGATAACCGACGGTATCGCTAACCTTTCAATCCTCGCCTGCATGGCGCTTTTCACGGGCATTATAGCGGCTCTGGTGAGGCGCTGCAAACTGGTGGCACAGATACCCTTTGCGCTGCTCTGCACAGTTGTAGCGGTCGTCCTGTGCGTCGCGGGGTACATCCTCTACTGCCTCTATGCGGGTATGCCTATCATATGGTATCTCGCCGGGGACGCGGCTATCGCCGGATGCGTGGTGGCGGCTCTGGCGGTTTATGGGGCGTGGCTTATCCGGGAGATTATTGACGGGAAGAAATGAGCCTGGCACTCCGTCGTAATCCGGGCGAAGGTCTCTTCAAAACGGAATCCCCGTATTTTCAAAAGTCGTAAAATACGACCTTTTCGATGATGGCGACGGGTCAGGCAGGGCGTAACGTTTCGTTACACCCCGATCAGGATTCCCATTTTGGGAATCTGACGGTAAACGAAATGTTCATCCCTTTGTCTTAACCGCCGCCATCCGGCAGGATTCCTTTTGTAGCACCTCTTCCGAAAGTGTAAACAATTCAGCCCAAAATGCAAACAATATAGTTAGGGCGGCTTAACTATTTTTGTAGTGTGTTACATTTCTGACTACAAGACCGTTTACGCCCAAAATGCCCTTATTATCTATATATTTATTATATGTAGTTATTGTAGTTAATATGTATAAATAGACTATATAAATATAAGGCGCAAAGAGGGCGCGACCCGCTTGCACGCCATGTACGTATGTATATATAAGAAAAAACTGTTTTGTTTACTACATTACGGTTTTGGGACGACAAAATGCCCGCCGGAGCATGAATTGCTCTGACGGGCTTTTGTGTAGCTCATATCCGGAGTCTGACACGAATTCGTGTACAGTCAAATTTCCTCACCGGTATCACGCATGGTGAGCTTCGCCTCGTATGTGCAGTCCAGAGCCTCGGCTATCGCTCTGATCTCTTTTTCCGAGAAGTTGTCTCTCGACAACTTATTTGAGAGGTTCTGCCGGGTTGTCCCGATCTTCTCCGCGAGCGCTCCGAGCGTCATCTCTCGGCGATTCATCAACACCCTGATCTTCTCGCCTATTGACAGCGGCATTTGATCACATCCTTTCAATGAATCTATTATACACTATTTCGTTTCATTTGTCAAGATAACCGTGAAAAAATAAATCAAAAAGTTTTGGAAAACCCCTTGACAAATTACACTTTATAGTGTATAATGTTATTACAGCAAAGAAAACGAAATCACAAAGGAGCACACGCGATGAACGAAACAATCATCCGAGTTTATAAAAGCGTAAAGGTCCTCAAACCTTTCAACCCTACGACCGGCGAAACCGGCTACTACGAAATAGCCTACAAGGAATTCGACGCCGAGACCGGTGAGCTGGTCGGCGAAGGAACGGCAGACTTCACCGGCAAGAGAATATACAATGAACTTCAAAAGTACCTCGTCCTCACTTACACCGGCGAAACGAACCGCGCAGGCGGCAGGAAGACCGACGCAGCTGGATGGATTTATGTCAACAGGAATCAGAAGTTCCCCGTAGTCAAAGCGGCGCGGTTAGTCTACGGCGAGAACGTAGCAAGGGTTAAAAAGTATTGAGAGGAGATAACGAAATGAACAGCGCATTCAAAACCACCAAAGATTTCGCGATAGATATAGTCGCGGAAGGAAGCTTCGTTGATGTCCCTGACGGGTTGAGCAGTGCTATCTACCAAAACGAGACGAAGACGATCCGTCTGAATCGCGTCGCTATGCGCGAGTGGCGGGAAAGCGAGCTCATCAAGAGCGCGGAAGACTTCGAGACATGCATTGAATGGCATACCTATCTCGATGAGAAATCAGAACTCCGCGCGAACTTCGAGAACAAGCTTTGCCACGCGATGGGCTATGACGACTGGGACAGTTTCACCGTTGAACAAGTTCTTAGCAATATATTTACGGTAGTTGCAGTAAAGGAGATAACGAAATGAAAACAGTAATCGAAAAAGTAACCATTACGGGCATGGATTTCGCCCTCGTGCAGGACCCCGAGTGGGGCGAGAGTAATCAGTACGGCACAGTGCCGTGCTCCGAGGTCGACGAAAACGGACGCCTGAAACGCGTTCTGAACGGCTTCGAAATGTGCTGCTCGTCGACGCCTGAGAAGGCAATCGAGCGCCGCGAAGACATTTTACTCGCCAGGAAGTGGAAGGCGGAGCACCCGAACGCGACTGAGGTCGAAGAGATGAACGCGATCGCTGAAATCGTCAGACGCAGGCTTTGAGGAGTGGCAGCAATGAACAACTCTGTTGAAAAATACGCGGAGCGCGGGGAAGAATTCTTCCCCACTCCCGATGAACTTATCGACCGGATGATCTCCGGCGTCGACTGGAAATATGTCAAAAACATTCTCGAACCGAGCGCGGGCAAGGGCGATATCGCTTATAGGATTCTGCACCGGAACTACGAAAAGCTGTATGGGAATCGAACGACCGAATGCTTTAGTGGCGTCAGTGTAGATTGCTGTGAGATCGATCCGCACCTCGCCGCCATCCTTCGGTATCGTTTCGGGTCCGAGTCTGCCGCGAAGTATCAGAGCCAGCTCGACGCGCTTCACCAAAGAGGAGACTCCGGATTCTCCGACCGCGCCGCGGAGCTGACCCGCGAAATGAGAATATGCAGCGGAAACGTGAGACTCGTTTGCGACGATTTCTTGCGCTATCAGCCGCTCAAAGAGTATGACCTGATAATCATGAACCCGCCGTTCTCGGACGGCTGTGCGCACCTCCTGAAAGCTCTGGAGATACAGAAGCGCGGCGGGGCAGTTATCTGCCTGCTGAACGCTGAGACGATCAGAAATCCATATACGACGCAAAGAAAAGAACTCAGACGGCTGCTCGATGAATATGGCGCGTCCATCGAGTACATTGAGAATGCGTTTGCCCATGCCGAACGTCGGACTGACGTCGAAATCGCGCTTATCAAGGTATTCATCCCTCGTGTTGAAGAAAAGAGCGATTTTTACGAGAGCATGAGAAAAGCTGAAAAGCTCGACGACGATTTCGGTGAGAACCCGTCAACCGAACTCGACGTGACGGACTATATCAAATCGGCGGTCGCTCACTTCCGTGTTGAGGCTCGCGCGGGGATCGAGCGACAGTTCAGGGCTTTCCGCCCGTATATGCGGAAATCGATCAATCCCTCGTCACCTTACGAGGACGGGGCGATTCTCCATCTGACCGATACTGACCGTGTAGCATTTGAGGACGCGTCGGTGAACTCCTACCTCGAAAAAGTCCGGCTGAAATACTGGGCGGCGCTGTTGCAGAACCCGAAGTTCACCGGCAAGCTAACAAGCAAGCTGTGCGACGACTACCGGAAGCGCGTGGACGGGCTTAAGGGCTACGATTTTACCGAGTACAACATACGGGTGCTGTCCGCGAAGATGATGGCGCAGGTGAAATCCGGCATCGAGGACGAGATTGCCGTGATGTTCGACCGGCTGA